ACCCGCTTCGGCCGGCTGGTCGTTCACCGCATCAATGATCTGCTGGAAGAATGGATGGGCGACCTGCATCAGTGGATACGTTGGGTTGAGTCCTGCCATAAGGAGGACTATTGGCCTGCCAACACGGAGTCTTGTTCGAAATACAACGGCTGTCAATTCCGGAATGTATGTTCGAAGAACCGGGAATTGCGGCCGCTAATGCTGGAGACGGATTTTGTCCAAAACCGCTGGAATCCCCTCGTTACTCGTGGCGACGTATGAGAAGATTCGCGCGGACTTCATCCGTTCATACCTCGAAAAGAGAGAAAGAAATGTCCGATAGAACTAAAGAGCTGCAAACCCAAGTCCAGCCCTTAATGGAAGAAGCCGCCTATCTCCTTCTTCAGGCGGCCCTGGTAATCTCTAAAGAAGCCGGAACTGCTGCGGGTCTTGCCGCAATCTTCAAGTTCGGGGAACTTTCCCGAGAGATTGCAATGTTTGATTTTCTTAAAACCGTGCAAAAAGATGAGGCTCAGAAATGAAACAGTATAACCGGGTCCCCTACTCCTTCTTCGAAGAAACGCTTAAAAAGCTGGACAAAAATCCTGGCGAGCTTTGCGAAGCTCTTGGCTACGGCAGCCATGCTTATCATCTTTGGAAAAAAACTGAAGAAATGCCTGCCGTCGCCGCACTTGCCTGCAAAGCCCTTTTGAAGGAGCAGGCTTTCCAATCCTACTCCCTCCTTGTCGTTACATCTTCCCGCGAGTCTCTTGAGACAATCCGGAAGCTTGCAATCGCCCTCGAAGCACAAGTATCGGAAGTCCTATGACCCTGGAAACCCACACCTCCGCGACTATCGTGAAGATGCTTCTCCTTGGCAGGTCCGGCGCCGGGAAAACCGGCCACCTTGGTACCCTCGCCAAGGCCGGCTACCGCATCTTCCTCGCAGACTTCGACTCCGGCCTGGACATACTTCTCGATCCAAAAGTCCTCGACCCCGCCTTACGCAGCAAAATCCACTACCAAACCTTCTACGACAAAAACCTCCTCCTCAACGGACAGATGCGGCCGGAGGCCAAAGGCTACACTAACTTCATCAACGCCATGTCTGATTGGAAGGAAGACGGGAAGAGCCTAGGTAGCATCTATACCTGGGGAGAGAATGACATTTTTGTTGTTGACAGCCTCACCTTTTTAGGTAATGCTATCATGAATCACGTACTTGCCTTGGGCGGCCGCGGAGGCCAAAAGCCCCAACTACAAGACTATGGAGCCGCAGTTGACACACAAGAAGCTGTTATCGAAACACTCTACAATCCTGCTGTCAAGTGCAACGTCATCGTCACCGCCCACCTGACTTACATGGGGGATGAGGCGACTGGCGGGGTGAACAAGGCGTTCCCCAGCGCTATCGGCCGAAAGCTTCCCCCGAAGATCTCCCGTTATTTTAATAACGTCGTGCAGATTCAGAAGTCAGGCATGGGGGCTAACGTGAAGTTCGAGCTTCAAACTACTGCGACGCATGACACAGACTTGAAAGTGTCAAAGCCGTCGCTTATCAAGCCGGTTATGCCGGCTGACCTCGGGGAGCTGTTCAAGCTACTTCGTCAGAATTAAGAGGGCCTTATGCGCGATGCGCTTCTCGCCCTCTTTCCCTCCCTTCTTAGCATAGCCTACATCGTAGGCTCGGCTCTGAAGAACTTAATCTCAAAAAAGGCAAAACAAAATGGTTGACATGACAAACCTTCTCTCCCGTCCCGCCGCTGGCGTTGAGCCGCCGAAGCAGCTGCCCGTCGGGCAGTACCTGTTCCGAGTCACTTCCGTGAACACGAAGGACCAGCAGGGCAACCCCCTCACCACTCAGAACGGCAACGCCAAAGTTGAGTTCATGGTGCAGGCGGAAGCCCCGATTGAGGTCGATCCGTCGTCGCTCGAAGGCGTGAACTTCCCGGCGAAATCGCGCCTCGTCTTCGTCGTGACGGAAAACTCCCTTTACCGGCTGGTGGCCTTCTTGGGCGACCATTTGAAGCTGCCGAAGGAAGAACATGCCGTGTCGCAGATGATCGACATGGCTCCGGGCAACATCTTCCGGGGGACTATCGTGCATGTGCCGAGCACGCAGCCCGGCAACAACTCCATGTACGCGAATATCTCTGAAACCTTCCCGGCCTGACACAAGAGAGAGGGGGCTTAGGCCCCCTCTTTTTCTCTCGGAGGTAGCCATGAAACTTGCTGACCTATACACCGCCGCCTGTGAAGAAGCTGCGGAAGCCTTGGAAGTGGACGAGCTGATCGTCTTCGACGTGACGAAGGAGGTGCTGGTAAATCTTCAGCGAACCCTTCCAGATAACCTATTTGAAATCCGGAGTTCGGTTGAAGAACTGATCGAGGCCGCGGACGATGAGTAGCTTTAACATTTCAGTCCTTTCGATTAAGATCGACGACGATCGCCAGCGGAAAGACCTTGGCGACATCACTCCCCTCGCACAAAGCCTATCTGCCATCGGACAGATTACTCCGATCGTTGTGGAACGCGATGGCGACTCCTTCCGTCTTATCGCCGGCGAACGCCGCCTCACCGCAGCTAAGAAGCTTGGCTGGTTTGAGATCGAGGCTATCACACGCGATGACCTCTCTGATCGTGAGCGCGTTCTTATCGAACTGGAAGAAAATGTTCGGCGGAAGCAGCTTACTTGGCAGGAAGAAGTCAAGGCCGTCCAGACCTTCGTGACGCTTTCCAAAGAGCCGCAGGCGCTGGCCGCAAAATCCCTAGTCATGAGCGCGCAGACGCTCTCCCACATGATTACCCTTGCGGAGAATCTTGAACGCTTTCCAGAGTTAAAAGAGTGCCCGACTTGGACCTCCGCGTACTCACAAGTCACGATCAAGCTTCAGCGGCTGACCGACGCAGCGCTTGAAGACATCTTTGAGGACATTGTATCGGGGCCGGAAGAAGTCGAGCCGAAAGAAGTCTTCCTTCCTGAAGGCGCCCCTGCGCAGCCGAGTATTAAGACCTCCCAGCTCTACGCTGACCCCGCACCCACCCCGCCTAAAGAAGCACCTGCCTTCCAAGCTTTAGAGGGCGACTTCGCCTTATGGGCGAAAGAGTACTCCGGCCGCCGTTTCAACCTCATCCATTGCGACTTCCCTTACGGCCTGAATATGGACAGCGCGAACCTTCAAAACTCCTCCGCCCGCTGGGACGTAACCGATGGACGATACGACGATTCCCCTGAGCTTTTCGATCGTCTTACACGAGCATTCTTCGACAATCAAGATAACTTTATCTCAGATACCGCGCACTGCATATTCTGGCTTGCTGCTAAAAACTATGGCAGAATTGCAAGCCGCTTTACCCACTACGGCTGGACTGTCTGTGACGTGCCACTTATCTGGCATAAATCAGACAACGCTGGAATTGCACCTGACGTGCGCAGGTGGCCTCGACGAACATTCGAAATTGCAATTTTTGCTTCACGAGGCGATCGAAAAATTCTTAAAGTTAAAGCTGCATCTATCGCTGCTCCCACAACCAAAGACCACCACCTCTCCGAAAAACCCATCCCTGTCGTAACTCACTTCATGGAAATGCTCGTAGACGGGACTACTGAAATCTTCGATCCAACAGCAGGCTCTGGCACGGCGCTTCGCGCGGCCAAGTCCCTGGGAGCGAAGCGGGGACTTGGCCTTGACGTGCTGCCTGAACATGTGAATTATATGAATGGAGCGTGGAATGGATAAGGTGCTTAGGATTGAAGTGCTGGAAGAAGCGGCGCGTCTTACTTCAGAAGATAGAGCAAAGACGTACGGCCCGCCAACGGTAAACATGGAGTGCTATGCCGCGTTCCTCGAATTGTACTATTCATTTGCCGGGCAACGCATAGGCCAACCCACGTCTCCCGCACATGACGCCGCGATGGCTATGGTGCTTGCCAAAATCGCTAGAATCGCGGTTGGAGTAAGAGGCCACCGCGATAACTATACCGACGCGGCAGCTTATCTCGCCATTGCTTATGAGGCAGACCAATGGGCACTCTGAAGCAAGCGATCCTTCGCGCAGGGCAATACGCGGACAAAGTTGTCCTTGTTCCTGCAATATATTACTTGAAGCAGCAGCACAAGAAAGAAATGGCTGAACGTCGCGCACGGCAGCTTGCCCGCGTCCCTACCCCTAAAATCGTCCGGACTTCACGGGCGAGCCTGCTTCTCAAGAAGTGAAACTACTCGCTCCAGCCGGCGCTAAGATTCTTCTCATCGGTGAGATTCCGACCGAGGAGGATCTTCGCGTTGGGGCTCCTTTTACCGGCCACGCGGGACGGGAGCTGGACACGATGCTTGCAGACGCGGAACTTTCCCGCGCCAATGTCGCGCTTACCTATCTTTTCAAAGAGCGCCCTCCGGGAGGAGACATCAATGCCTGGGCAGTTCCACGGACGAAGCTTAGCCTCGATCTATCGCTCCCTTGGGCAGGAATCCCTTGCAAAAAGGGAGTCGTTGACCCAGCCCGAACCCAGCCAGCTTTGGCCCGACTTTTCGAAGAAATCGCTCAAGTCAACCCCAACGTCATCGTCACCTGTGGCAATGCGGCCGTGGCTGCTTTATGCAGGGTCTCCGGCATTACAAAGCTCCGTGGCGCGTTACACTTCCACGGGCAGAGGAAGGTCATCCCGACTTATTCGCCTGCTTCAGTTCTTCGGCAGTATGAGTGGCGACCTCAGGTTGTAGCTGACCTCATCAAAGCGAAGATTGAAAGCGCCTATTCCGAAGCCCGCCTTATCAACCGGCTGATCTACATCGAACCCACCATCCGAGATTTAGAAGATTGGACTGAGCGCCTCTGTAACGAAGACTTTATCTCCTTCGATATTGAGACTTCCGCGAAGCAGATCACCTGCATAGGCTTCGCTCCGAACCTGAAGGAGTGCTTCGTCATCCCCTTCTGGGACGTGAAGACTGGGAACTATTGGGAGCGGGAAGAAGATGAAGTCCTCGCTTACAAAGCTATGCGGAGCATCTGCGCCTCACGCAGCGTGAAGATCGCACAAAACGGACTCTACGACGTATCTTACCTCTCCAAATACAACGTCAAAGTCACAAACTT